CGCCCATGCGCACGCCGACATACTGCAGGTCGACGGTGCTGGCCTTGCCGACGTCGTCGGGCTTGCGCGGGATCTTTTGCGTGTGCTTGTGATCCGGTGCAGCGGCAATGTCCGCGCCGTCGGAGATGATGTACAGGATGATCTGGATCACGCCGAGGATGATGCGGCCGAGGGGTGCAAAGTCCGTGACTGTGCTGAGGTCTACGCCGACATTTTCCTGCGTGCGATCCAGCGTGGCACGCACACAGTCGCCGATCGTGCCGAACGGATCCAGATGCAGCACCTGCGGGACGGTGCCCTGCATATCATCGTACAGCCACTGCACGCGCAGCTCCGTGGAGTTGTGGTTGACATCGTAGTCGATCCACGCAAAAAAGCCGTCGACGCCGGGCAGCTCCGGGTGGCGCGCCTTGACATAAATGCAGGGGTACGGCAGGTGCAGCAGCAGGCCGACCGGCAGGACGTCGGTGTCCTCCATGTCCTCCGCTTGGGCAAAAAGCATCTCGGCCATGTCGTCATCGACGGCGTAGATGATGCGGCTGCGCCGCCACGCCCAGCAGGCCGTCAGCTCGGCCGACACGTCTGCGGCATCCAGGCCGCTCCGGCCGCGGGCGTAGGTAAGGTAGGTGTAGGCGGCATTGATCGGCAGCGGGCAGTAGTCCGGCCACGCCAAGCCGTCCTCGCCGTTTGCGGCCGCGCAGCTATCAAGCTGCTGATAGGCGTCCGGGCAGCTGCGCAGCCACTTGCGCAGCAGCGGCAGCGGGGGCTCGCGATCTCTCCTGCTAACACCTCCATCACAGTCCGCATTGCTTTGCAAGCAGCAGGCGCACATACGGCGGGCACTCGCGGCTCCCGGAGATCCACCCCTGCAGCGTGCGCAGCGGGATTGCAAACCGCGCCGCAAAGTCCGTCTGCGACAGGCCGGTTTGCTGCACGATCTCGTTGACGGTAAGGTGCGCGTAGCGCCAGATGGGCCGCAGTTCTGCAGCCAGCGCCGGGAGCTCGTCCTCACCGGCGCGGAATATGTCCGACGTCGCAACGTCGGACGCGAACGCATCCGGATCATCGTAGGCAGCGGCCTCCTGCAGCGCTGCCGAAAACTGCTTATCCGTGAGATCGTAGTGCTCATCCAGAGCGTCTGCGCTGGCATAGATCCAGGCGTGCGCGACATCGGTTGCCGGGTATCCGCGCTTGGGGTCGCGGTGCAGCGTGATCGCCACATCTACGCCGCCCTTTCCGCCGAGGATGCCTGGCTTGTACTCGGCACGGTAGCCGACGATGGCGGTGTATGACCCACGGATACCGGCGCTCGAGACGAGGCGCTGGAGGCTCCCGTTGATCGCGTCTGTGAGTGTGGTGCCGCTGATCGTGTCCGGCCACTGGCTGCCGGACACGTACACTTCGTATTCTTTTGCAGTGATTCCTTTGCTTATCATTGCGTTTTGCCTCCTTTAGTGGCCTCACGCCAGGCTGCCAGAGCCTTGGCATAGTTTTTGAGTGCGTCGGCGTCATCGTTGCTGATGCGGACCTCCGCATTGTCAACGTAGATGCGGTAGCCATAAGCCGCCGTACCGTAGACCTTGCCGTTCCACCTGCCAGCCGGGTAGCAGCCCGGCCGGACCGGCTCCGTGATGCCGGATGCCTCAGCGGCCGCGATGCGCTCGCGCTTGGCGGCGGCTTGTTTGGCAAGATACTCCGTGTCTACAATGCTATCGTCGATCACGGCGCCGAGCGCCTTCGCGCGCTCGATCTCGTCGTAGGCGTCCTCCTGCGGGACGACATTGATCCATTTTTGCTCTCCGCGCTGGACGCTGTAGCCGTAGGTAATGTAGTCATCCGCAAATAACCAGCGGTACCCGAGCGCCTTAATGTCGTCCTTGCGCGGCATGGTGTCGCCGCCAAAAAACAGGACGACCGGCGTGTCACGCCTGTCCGGGTAACCGGTCATGTGCAGCGTCAGGGGTAGCTCGGCCTCTGCTGCTGCGGCTGCCTCGCGCTCCGCCGCTTTGCGTGCGGTGTAGCAGGCAGTGCACTCGTCAAAGTTTGCGGCTGCCCACGCCTCCCAGCCCTCCGCCTCGCGGCGATTGCGGCAGATTTTGGTGCGCGTAAACGTTGCGCCGCATTTGGCGCAAGTACAGGTTGCAGTTGCTTTTGCCATGGTATAGTCCTTTCCGGCCTCGCGGCCTGTCGTGTTGTCCTCTTGATGGCTTAATTATAACGCTCAACGAGCGCAATGTCAATAGTTTTTACGCTCAACCGGCGCAAAATATGCGCAAAAATTGGTGTGGGAATTGTGCAGGATGCCGGGCACTATCATCGTTCCCAGCTCCTGCGGGCTACATCCTTAACGGATGCAATGCCGGGGTACTGCTTTTGCAGGGCGGCGAAGCGGGCAAACGCTTTCGCGCGCTCCTGCCCGGCGTACTTCTCGCGCAGCTCGTCGGTCTCCGTACCGTCAGACATCCGGCGCGTGATCGTCACCCAGTAGGTAATGCGGCCCTTATAGCTCGGGTCGCGTTTGAGCGTCAAAACGCGCGTGTAAGGCATCGTCTCCAGCTCTGCATACCGCTGCGCCAGCGCTACGCGATAGTCGCGCAGATCATCAATTAAGCGCTCCATGCGCGCGATCTGGCGGGCAATGTCGGCATCTTTGCGGGCGATGTCCTCCGGCATTTTGTATTGCTGCGGCTGCTGCACGTAGATATATACGCGCTGTTCGGCTTCGCGCTGCTCGTCGCCGTACATGGTAAGCAAATCGTGATAACTCACTGTAATCACCCCCCATAGATAGCGCAGAGCTTCCCGCGCTTGTACTCGGTGCATCCGGGCGCATAGCGCACCATCATCGGCGCGCCCTTGAGCACATCGACGCGCTTGGTGCGCATATTGATAACTGCGACATACTCCCAATCGGGGCAGACGCAAGCGCGGGCATATCGCACCGCGTCGGCCTTGCGCCCAAAATCGCGGCCGGAATAAGCGCCGCAATCGCGGCAATACTTGATAATCTGATACATGATACAACCTCCGTTTCGCTCTTGCTCATCAGCGCCGGACTTATACCGGCGGACGGAGTGCGGCCGGGGACGGCTTACGCCGTCGCCCCGATCCGGTTGTAAGCGGTACGCTCGCGGCCGTCTGCGTCAAATACCTGGCTGCCGTACTTGCTGCGGATCTCGTTCATGCTGCGCTTGCCGCGGTAATGGCCGCGCGCATCCTCCGGGTGCCGCCAATACCACATTTTTTTGCTGCTGCTCCAGCGGCAGCCGGCAGCCTTTAGCGCGTCCTTGTGTTGGCGCGTCTCGCCGCTGATCCAGAGCCACGAGCCGCAAAGTTCGACCGTCAGCCCGGGCAGCCCGAGGAGTACGGCGAGGATCTCGCGGAATTCCTCGGCGGTTTCGGTGGTCTGGTGGTACTCGTCCGCGCTGGCGTTGTGCTGGCGCTTGAGCTGCTCAAACAGCGCATCATGCTCGTTGTTGATCTCCTGCATGATCTCCGTACTGCCGCCCATGTCGGGGTGGTACTTCAGGGCAAGACGGCGGTAAGCTGCTTTCAGCTCGTCGAGGGTGTGGATGTTGGTAAAGTATTTCATGACTGTATCTCCTTTTCTTGTTTGGCATACTAGCGTTAGTATGTGTATTTTTAAGGGACATTCAGCCCCTTAAAAAGTTTTCGATTGCTTCAAGTAAAACGCTCGCTTGTGATACGCCGCTGCTACTGCATTTTGCCTTGAACGCTTCAACCGTTTCTTTGGGCAACTGCAAGTAGATACGGCCGTAAACCTTTTCGTTATACCGGCGTTTTACTTCCGTGCTGGTGGTGGTCTTTCTCGCCGCGAGGATCATCTCCTTTCGCTGCCGTTCCCCGGCTGCATTTACAAGATAGCATACTTGCGTTACCATGTCAAGCCCTTTTTGCAAAAATTTTTTGCGCGGACGCTCTCTCCCCTATACTTTACTTTTCTTTCCTTTTCTTTGGTCGTGTCTCGCGGGTATGGAATAGATATTTAAATAGCTATTGCATAGCTGTGTAATAGCTATTACTTAGCTATGGAAATTACCCCCCCTATAGTCCCCCCCTCTTTGCGTGGGTGTTGTCCTGGATGTGTGCCGGTGATGCTATGCCATGATGTGATGATATGATGATGATATGATGGTATGATCCCATTATCCAATACATTTCGCGTTGTGGCGGCGGATAAAAAAATCGCGGGGCTGGTTGTGGTTGGCTTTGTGGCGGCGATCTGGTGCATACTGATGCAGTTTCCCGGGCTGTTTTCGATGCTGTATACTGTGCATATTCATGCAGTTTCGCAAAAAAGCTAGTGTTTTCAATGGTTGCAGCGATTTACAAATTCGGCATAATCATTATTTTGCCGAATAACTCATAGCTTTTGTGGTGTTTCCGTTCTGTGAAGCTGGTAGTTTATGCAGTTCATGCGCAGTGTATGCAGTACCATGCAGCAGTGGCAATCAGGTGCCTGGGCTCGCGGGCAATCATCCACGGCGCGCGCTGGTGTGTGGGTGTTGTTTCGCTCAGCGTTTCCGGGTGTGCCCCCCCCTCCCCCCCCCCCGGGGGGGCCGGAAAAACGGGCGGCCGCTCACGGGACGGGCTATACGCTACGACACACAGCCTTTTGAGACTTCCCGCCAAACATCGTCCCGCTCAACGCAAGCTCAACCCGCTACGTTTTCCACGTCTTTACAATCGCGCACGTCTTTCCAAAGGTATTTCATACATTATCTGGGGACGTGCATTTAGTTTTTTCGACGTTTGATGCTATACTATAAGTGATGGGGTGATTCTATGGCAAGACCGCGCAAAATCAAAACCGCCGAAGAGCTTGGCGTTCTGATCGACGAGTTTATCATGCAGTGTGAGGACGGGAAACAGTACATGGACGACTATGCGCTGATGAAGTATCTCGGCATTGCACCGCGCACACTCACACGATGGCGGGCAAACGAAGGCGGGGAATACGACGGATATGGGGAGCAGCTCGAGAAGCTGGTCGCATACCGGGAGGCGGTCTATGCGCGCATGGTGGCTGAAAACCCGAAGGGCAGCGGCGGGATCATCTTCCTGCTCAAGCAGCCGAAAAACGGCGGGTACATCGACAAGCCTGTAATCGACGTTCACGCGCAGGAGCTGACGATCAAGACAGACGGGATCGGCGGCGACAGCGCTTTCAAGTAACCCATTACGGTACGGGGCAACTGTGAACCCGGCACTATCCGGGAATCAAGCGTCGGAAGCGACGGTAAACACTGCTGCGGCGGCAAGTGGCCTAAGCGTTTCATCTCCTTTCCGCTGAAATCCTGTGCAAGTCAGGATGCCGCAGCTTCCCTTTCTACGGCAGCTTTCCAAGAGGGGCGCCCGGTGCAAGTCCGGGGGCTGCCACCAAGACCAGACGACCGGATTGACCGGAGCGTGAAAAACCGGCAGAAAGCCGCTTTCCTGCTGCAGCGGGAGGCGGGCGCGCTGAGCTGCTGCTCGGAATTGGTTTATAAGCTATGCGCGCAACAACCGTGTAACGAATGAGGTGAAGCGTTTGCACGTTATCCGTGTGGAGCTGCCAAAGCAGCAAAACGAAATCGAAGTGCACGTCATTGCGGACGTACATCTTTCCGACCCGAACTGCGATATTCGCGGCGTGCAAAAGCGCGTGGCGGACATTGCGGCAAAGGATAACGCCTATGCAATTCTCGCGGGCGACCTGATCGACAATGCGACGCGAAGCAGCATCGGCGACATCTACAGCACGCAACTGTCACCGATGGAGCAGATCCAGCTTGCAAACAAGACGTTTGCCCCGCTCAAGGGCCGCATCCTGTGCGCTGTTCCCGGCAACCACGAAGAGCGGACATATCGTGCAGACGGCATCGACATTACATGGCTGATCGCAAACGAGCTGGGCGCGGGCGACCGGTACGCTCCGGACGCGGCGCTCGTATTCGTATCACTCGGTGAAAACTCCCGACGCAAGAGCGAGGGACGGCAGACAACGTATTCCATCTACGTCAACCACGGAAACGGCGGTGGGCGCAAGATTGGCGGCAAGATCAACCGGCTCGCGGACTATGCGCAGATCGTCGATGCAGACGTTTATGTTTGCGGGCACACGCACTCCCCTGCCGTGTTTAAGGATTGTTTTTTCCGGACGAACGCTTCTACGAGGAGCGCAGAGCCGGTTGAACGATTGTTTGTTAACACTGCGGCTGCGCTGGATTACGGCGGCGGCTACGGTGTGCGGATGGGCTATCAACCGGCGAGCAAGGCCGCGCCTGTCATTTACCTTGACGGGTGGCGGAAAAATGCCGGGGCGGCAATGTGAAGGTACCCTATGCAGAAAAATGAAAATCTCCTCCGGGCGATTCTGGACATTATCGGCCGCGGGAATACTGCCGAGGTAAAGCAAACGAAAGACGGCGTGCTTGTATTGGAAGTAAAGCGCAAGGTCGCCTTTCGGGAAACAGAAACAGAATAACGACGTGCCCGGAAACGGCCGGGCATAAGAGCTGAACGGAGCTGACTGCAAAATGCAGTTGGCTCCGTTTCTGCATTTACGGAGGATGCCATGCCGAAGCAGAAGCGAAGCACGCAGACAAATTTCACATGGGATCCGGGACACGCGAACGATAAACAGTTGCTGTTCTACCAGAGCCGAACGATGTACACGGCCTACGGCGGCGCGCGAGGCGGCGGCAAGACGCACGCTGTGCGCATCAAGGCAGTAGGCGGCGCGTTTACATGGCCGGGCATCCGCATCCTCATCGTGCGAAAGACATACCCGGAGCTGCAGTCGAACCACATCGAACCGATTTTGAAGATGGTTCCGCAGGAGCTGACTAGCTACAACGGCACACTGCACACGCTGTACTTTCAAAACGGCTCGACCATCCATTTCGGCCATTGGAGCGGCATCACGTCCGAGAGCGAATACCAAGGCCAGGAATACGACTGGATCTTCATGGACGAGGCAACGCAGTTTACAGAGCGCGAATTCCGCTTTCTCGGCGGCTGCCTGCGCGGCGTCAACGAGATCCCGAAGCGTTTTTACCTGACGTGCAACCCCGGCGGTGTCGGGCACAGATGGGTCAAGCGCCTGTTTATCGACCGAAATTTCAAGACAGATTCCGACAACCCGGAGGAGAACGAGAACCCGGACGACTACAGCTTCATTTTCGCAACGGTCGAGGACAACAAAGACCTGCTCGAATCCTCTCCGGGCTATCTGCAGGCGCTCTCTCAGTTGCCGGAGAACATCCGCAAGGCGCACCGCTACGGCGACTGGGACGCACTGTGCGGCACGTATTTCCCAGAATTCAGCAAGGCGACGCACACCTGCAAGCCGTTCCAGATTCCAAAGCACTGGAAGCGGTACAGGGCGCTCGACTACGGTCTGGATATGCTCGCCGTCGGCTGGTACGCGGTGGACGAAAACGGGCGCTCGTACATGTACCGCGAGCTTGTGCAACCGGGGCTGATCGTGCAGGATGCGGCAAAACAGATCCTCGACATGACGATGCCGGACGAGCACATCGAGATTACCTTTGCCCCGCCGGACATCTGGTCGCGCCAGAAGGACACCGGCAAGACGATGGCAGAGGTGTTCATGCAGTGCGGCGTGCCCATTGTGCGGGCAAGCAACAACCGCGTGCAGGGTTTCATGCAAGTGAAGGAAGCGCTCGCAAATATGCCGGACGGAAAACCGGGACTTGTGCTTTTCCAGACCTGTGAACGGACGATCGGAGACCTCGAGGACATTCAGGCGGACGAGCACAACCCGAACGACTGTGCGAAAGAGCCGCACGAGATCACGCACACGGTCGATTCCGTGCGCTACTACTGCGTATCGAGAACAATGCGTGCGGACGCAAGAGACGCGAACCAATCAGAGATCATCTACGAGGACGAGGACGCGCAGGAGGGCTACGAGGAATTCATGACCGGAGACGCACCGTCTGCCGGATATATCAGCTATTAGGAGGAAGACAGGAGGAAACATGAACACTATCGGTTTGATCGGCCTACTGGTGATCGCGGCGTGCTTTGTGCTGACGATGGTAAGCCTGCGGCGCTGGGACGACGAGCTGCGGGCGTTTCAGGACGCGACGATGGATATGCTGGCAGACACATCGCTTGACGTGTCGCAGCTACAAAAGCGCGTAGAGGCACTGGAAGAGACTGCGGCCGCGCTGTGCGAGCGAGCGGACAAGCTAGACGAGGAGCACGCTGAACAGGTGGAACAGGCGCTGCAGATGGCGCAGGACTTCTCCAACGGGGTGTCCAACCTGATGAACTACAGCTACCTGATGGCCGGGAAAAAGGACGTGAGCGACGATGCCTGACGAGTTTGACAAGAAGATCACGCCGGAGCAGGTACAGGCAGAGTACCAGAAAATGCTCGGCTACAACACCGCGGTCAACCTCGACGAGACGGTGCGCGCCAACGAGAACTTCTTCATTGGCAAGCAATGGGAGGGCGTGGACGCGAAGGGCTTGCCGACGCCGGTATACAACTTCCTGAAACAGGTCGTTTTGTTTTCTGTTGCAAACATCACGACCGACAACATCAAGATGCAGGCAACTCCGCTTGCGTGCGAGCGCACGCCGGAGGACGTGGAGCGCGTCGCGGAGATCGTCAACAAGGAATTTGACCGGCTGTTTGAATTCAACCGCGTGCCGAACCTCGTGCGCGAGTATATGCGAAACGCCGCTGTGGACGGTGATAGCTGCCTGTTCACGTTCTGGGACGACACGGTTGACGCAGGATTCGGACTGCGCGGCGGCATCCGCACGGAGATCGTGGACAATATGCGCGTCGGCTTCGGCAACACAGCGTGCCGTGACCCGCAGAAGCAGCCATACATCCTCATCGAGCGGCGAGAAATGACGAAGGAGCTGCGCAGAGCAGCGCAGGAGGCCGGAAATCCGCGCTGGAACGACATTCAGCCGGATAACGAGAACCACAACACTGACAGCTACAAAAACAGCTCAGAGCGCAGCACGGTGCTGCTGCGAATGTGGAAGGAACGCAAGACCGGCACGGTGTGGGCGTGCGAAGTCTCCGGGCGCGTCATGCTGCGCGAGCCGTGGGACATGGGGCTGCGGCTCTACCCGGTGACGTGGATCAACTGGGACTACATTCCCGACAGCTATCACGGGCAGGCGCTCGTGACTGGCCTGATCCCGAACCAGATCTTTGTCAACAAGCTGTTTGCCATGTCCATGATCTCGCTGATGACGAGCGCGTTCCCGCGCACGGTATACGACAAGACGCGCATCCCGAAGTGGAACAACGCTGTCGGCGCTGCGATCGGCGTCAACGGCGGCGACGTGTCCGGCGTGGCAAAGATCATCGACCCGGCGCAGATCAGCCCGCAGATCGCGCAGTTTATCCAGACGAGCGTGGACTATACGCGGCAGTTCCTCGGCGCGACGAGCGCAGCGCTTGGTGAGACGCGGCCGGACAACACGTCGGCCATTATCGCCCTGCAGCGCGCAGCCAGCATCCCGTCGGAGATCACGAAGCAGAACCTCTACAAATCCATTGAAGATCTGGGGCGAATCTATCTCGACTTCATGGCGGCGTACTACGGAAAGCGCAAAGTGCAGGTGTCTATGCCGGACGTGGGCGCGGACATTCTCGCATTTGCCGGGAAAGACCCGGAGGAGCTGGAAACCGTGCTGTTCGATTACGGCCTCCTGAACGATATGCCGATGGCGCTGAAGCTGGACGTCGGCGCAAGCTCGTACTGGTCGGAGATGGCGTCGGTGCAGACGCTGGATAACCTGCTGATGCAGGACAAGATCACGATCGAGGAATACCTTGAACGCATCCCGGACGGCTACATCCCGAAGCGGCAGGAGCTGATCGCCTCGCGCAAGCAGGCGGCACAGCAGCAGATGATGCAGCCGGAGGAACAGAGCACAGGCGGCACGCCGGAGACCGGCGCTCTGGTCGATCTCGGCCAGAAGACGCCCGTTCGCGGCGGCGGTGGCTTCGGCGACCTGCAGCGCAAGGTCATGCAGACTGGAACGACCGAATAACGAACGCTCGGCGGACAATCCGCCTTGCAAATACATTACCGGATAAATTTCAACACGTGGCGCCGACCATAGCGCCACACCCGCCAACCATAGCGGGAGAAGGGATTTTGACATGGCAGACGACATGAACACCGCCTTTACGGCGGACGCAGACGATTGGAGCGACATCACGGCGGATAGCTTTGCCGACGTCGAGGACGACGCGCAGGGCGCGCCTGACACGGAGACGCAGAGCAACGACGCCGCGCCGGAGATCGAACAGAACGACGGCGGGCAGGGTGCAGATGCCGCACAGCCGGGCGAGAACGAGGAGCAGCAGGCACAGACAGACGGCCAACTGTTTGAGCTCAAGCACCTCGGCGAGACGAAAAATGTGAACCGGGACGAGGTCGTAACGCTCGCCCAGAAGGGCATGGACTACGACCGCGTGACCGAGAAAAACACGCAGCTGGAAACCCAGGTGTCCGAACAGAAACAGCAACTGGCGACGCTCACGGAACACGAGAACGCGCTGCAGGAACTGGCAAAGCAGAGCGGCACAACCGTCGAGGAGCTTGTGGAAAACATGCTCATTGCCGTTACCAAGAGTAAATACGGCATCGACGACGACGGCATGGCGCTCGAGCGTGTAAAGCTCGACAGAGAGCGCCGCGCGCTCGATCAGGAACGGGCAGCACTGGCACCCCAGAAGCAGGAGCAGGAGCAGCAGGCAGCGAACGAGAAGTGGCGTGGCGAGTGCTTTGACGCATTTGCAAAAGCCTATCCCGACGTTGACCCGGCGTCCATTCCGAACGGCGTGTGGGAAGCCTTTAACCGCGGTGAAACGCTGGTTTCGGCCTACGCAAGAGAACGCAACAAGGCGCTGGAGGCAGAGATCGCGCGCATGAAATCCGAACAGGAGACGCGCAACCGGAACGCGGCGAACGCCGCGAGGAGCACCGGCAGCCAGAGCAGTGCCGGGAAGACCGGCAGCGACGAAGCGTTTGACGCGCTGTGGTACGACGGCAACTGACCGCGTGAAATGAGGGCTTGCCTCCGCCTGAAATTCTGAATTTTTAAGTGAGGTAATTACATAATGGCAATCAATGTTTTTGACAAATACAGCACCAAGCTCGACGAACGTTTCCACCAGAAGAGCGTGACCGACGCATTCGCCGGTAAGGATTACGACTTTGTTGGCGTGAACGCAATCAACGTGTACAGCTCCGACGAGGGCGACTTCGGCGACTACACCCGCAGCGGCTCCAGCCGATTCGGCACGATCAAAGAGCTGGGCGACACCGTGCAGACCATGCGCATGACGCAGGACAAGGGCGGCACGTTCTCGATCGACGCGGGCAACGCTGCCGAACAGTTTAACGTCAAGCAGTGCAACGCGCGCATGAAGGCGACGTGGGACGGCAAGGTCACCCCGAGCATCGACAAGTACCGCCTGCAGAAGTGGGTCGGCGGCGCCGGTGTTGTGACCGTCAATGCTACCGCGCTGACCGGCAAGACGGCCATCGACGCCATTGTCAACATGGGCGCGGAGATGTCCAACCATCTCGTGCCTACCGATAACCGCGCAATCTTCATCGGCCACACGCTGTTCGCCAAGTGCAAGCTGTCGGACTACATCGTCGGCATTGACGTGCTGGGCAAGGACGCCGTTGCAAACGGCTCTCTGGGCAAGCTCGACGGCAACGACGTGTACGCCATCCCGGACAGCTATCTGCCCGCCGGCGTTAATTTCGTGATTTTCCGCAAGGGCGCGAGCGTCGATCCGGTGAAGAACCAGACCATGCGCATCCAGAAAAACCCGCTCGGCATCGACGGCGATGTGGCGGAGTACCGCGTGATGTTCGACAGTTTTGTGCTGGACAAGAAGGCATACGCCATCGGCGTGCACGCGACCGCGGGCAGCACGACCCCGACGATGTCTGTCTCCGGCGGCACGCTGACGCTGACTGCCGGTGACGGTGAGACCATCAAGTACACCACCGACGGCAGCAACCCGAAGACTTCCTCCACGGCGAAGACCTACAGCGCCAGCGCGAAGCCGACCGGCATTGCCGCAGGCACGGAGGTCAAGGCTTACGCCAGCAAGACCGGCGCGCTCGATTCCGGCATTATGACGGCTACCGCCTGAGGCAACGGATAAGGCGGCGGGATTTCCCGCCGCCTATTTTCAGATAACGAGGTGATTTCATGGCAGAAGTCAGCGATGTGTTTGACGCTGCAATGTCCATCATGGACGAGCTGAGCGATAGCGGGAAACCGCAAACGACGGACACGGACGAATATAAATACCGCGCCGTGTCGATCATCAACACAATGATTGCGGAGCTGTACCCGTTTTCAGAGACAAAGAAGGCCGGAAAAACCGCTTCCGGCTGGCGGCCTGTTGAGGAATTCGACGACACGCTCTCGGAGATCGACAACACGCTCGCGCTCGGTGCGATGCCATACGGCCTTGCTTCCGCTCTCCTGACGGACGAGAACCCGGAGGCATCCGACCGGTTCAAGCGGCGCTACAACGAGATCGTGGCGATGCACAAGGCAAACGCGCAGTGCAGCATGGGCACGGTCGAGGATGTGTACGGCGGCATCGAGTATAGCGAGTTCGGGAGCTGGTGACGCGCATGAATGAAAAGATCGTCGGAATCCAGAAATGGCTCGGTATCAATCAGGCTGGCAGCGACGACACAAGTCTGAAACTTGGTGAGGCATCCGAAATGCGCAACTGGCGCGTGACGCAGGACGGCGCGCTGCGAAAGCGCCCCGGTATGAAAGCTGTGCATACGTTCCCCGGAGAAATTCAGGGGACATGGTGCGGCTACGTCGGCGGAGAATATGTGCAGGTAGCGGCCGCGGCCGGGAAGCTGTGGAAAATCGGATTTCCAGCCACTACGGCGGTCTCGGCGCTTGGCACGCTCGCCGACGCACACACGGAGTTTTTCGGTTTCCGGGAAAAGCTCTATATCCTCAACGGTACGCAGTACAAGGTGTTTGACGGCTACAAGCTCTCCGATGTGACCGGGTACGTCCCGACTGTGCTTGTGGGCGTCGGTGCGGACGGCAGCGGCACGGAGCTGGAGCAAATCAACAAGCTGTCCAGCAAACGAAAATACCGCGTTGCTACGGACGGAAAGTCCACGGTGTATGTGTGCCCGGAAAGCGGAACGCTGTCTGTGAGCGTGAAAAACAGGGCAACAGGCGCAGCGCTGGCAGCCGGTACGGACTATACGTTTGCAGAAGGTAAGATCACATTCACGAGCGCGCCCCCTGCCGGTGCGGATGTGTACGAAGTAGAATACACCGTGGCATCTGACGATTCCGGCGCGGTCAGGGCAATGAAGTTTGCAGAGCTTTACAACGGCGCGACGGACAACCGCGTGTTTCTCTACGGTGACGGAAGCAACAAGGCGCTGTACTCCGGGCTGGACATCGACGGCAACCCGACCGCAGAATACTTCCCGGACATGAACGTGCTGGACATCGGCGACGAGAACACGCCGATCACGGCGATGATCCGCCACTACTCCCGACTGCTGGCGTTCAAAGAAGATAGCGCATACTCCGTGCAGTACGGCACGGTGACGAATGCAGAGGGCAAAATCCTCCCCGCGTTTTACTGGACACAAGTAAACAAGGCCATCGGCAACATTGTTCCCGGGCAGGTGCGGCTTGTGGACAACAGCCCCTATACCCTGTTCGGGGAGAGCGTCTACACATGGAAAAACAACAGCAGCTACTCCAGCAACCTGACGATTGACGAGCGGCAGGCGAAACGCATTTCCGACCGCGTATGGAAAACGCTGCAGAGTTTCGATCTCCGGCAGGCGTACTGCTGGGACGACAACGACCGCAAGGAATGGTACTGCGTATATGGGGACATGGCCGTTGTGCACAACTACGGGCTCAATGTGTGGTATCTGTACACGAACTTCCCTGTCAAGCACTTTTACCGCTCATACGGGAGACTGCTCGGCGCACGTGAAAATGTGCTCGTCGAGATTTCGGATGCGTTCCGCAGCGACTGCGGCGAAGCGATCGACGCGCGATGGGAGAGCGGCAACATGCACTTCGGCGCGGATTTCATGCGCAAATACTCCGCCATGCTGTGGATCGGTCTCGTGCCGACGCACGCCGGGTCGATGACCGTGACGGTCATGACAGACCGGAAAGCGGACTTCTCGAAAAAGCTGGTTTTCCGCAACAGTGCCGCATTTGACCACGCAAATTTTGCGCACTGGTCGTTCAACACGAACAAGCGCCCGTATATGACGCGGCTGAAACTGAAAGCAAAGAAATTTACATACTACAAGCTCATCCTGACGAACGATGACGCAGACACGACGGCGACAGTCACAAGCGCCGACATCCGCGTGCGGTTCACAGGATATGTGCGATAGGAGGGTTACATATGGCACTTCCGACGTGCAACGAGGACATGGACATCATCGCCAAACTGGACGACGAGCCGAACGACGTGGGTGGACTTTCCGCCGCGTCTCTGAAAGCAAAGTTTGACCTTGCAGGAAACCTGCTGAAAAAGGCGCTGAACGATCTGGTCGCGGCGCTCGGCGGTGAAAGCGCGGCAAAATGCATCGGTTTTGTCGCGACAGAGGCGGTGAACAAAACCAACGTGCAGGAAGCGATCGAGGACGTGCAGGCGCAGATCGCCGGTGTGTCGCAGGGCGGCATTGCGGACTTTGCTGTGACTACGGACAAACTCGCGGACGGTGCGGTGACTACGGAAAAGATCGCAAAGGGCGCGGTGACTTATCACCAGATTGCCAACGAAACGATTGGTAGTCCGGAATTGGCGAATAATGCGGTCGCGGCGAGCAAAATCGCCTCGAGCGCCGTGCAGGAGCGGCATATTTTCAACGGCGCTGTTACGGAGAGCAAACTCGCGGGGGAGAGTGTAACTCAGGCGAAAATCGCGACTGCCGCAGTCACCAGCAACAAGATCGCGATGCGCGCTGTGACGAAGGACAAGCTCGCTGACGGGGCCGTGACGGCGGAGAAACTCGCAAGTGACGCTCTGGGCAGTGTGCTGAATGCCTATTTCCTGAAAGTGTACCCGGTTGGCGCGTTTTACTTTTCTGCGTCCAGCGACAACCCGGCAACGCTGTTCGGTGGCACATGGACGCAGATCAAAGACACGTTCATCTTGGCGGCAGGTACGAAATACAAAGCGGGCACGACCGGGGGCGAAGCGACACACACGCTGACAGCGCAAGAGATGCCAAACCACTACCATGACGAGTATGCCGGCAACGACGGCGGCGACAGCAGCGCACCGAGCGGCTATATCGGCTGGCCGAGCATTAGCTACACCAGCGACAAAACGTGGTTGGCAAAGTTGGCGAAAACAAGCGGCACGGGCGGCGGTGCGGCTCACAACAATATGCCGCCATATCTGGCGGCATATGTCTGGCAGCGCACGGCGTAACCGGGGCTTGGGAAGTATGAGGTGATGATATGGCATATATCAAACGCGGTGAGGCAAAGACCGTTCCCGTGCGCGTGAAATTCAACGACATGGACGTGTTTCCGCTTGGAAACGTGGATGAGATCGCGTTCAAGCTCGGCGACAGTTTGCGCAAGACGTGGCCGGACGCGGTGCGGTACGACAACGCAAATGACCGGTTCCTGCTGACGCTGACGCAGGAAGACACGCTGTCCCTTGACGTGGGGCAGGCGGAGCTGGAGATCACCTGCAACTTCAAGGGCGCGGGAAATATCATTAAGCCGAAGAAAAACCCGAAAATCAAAGTGCTGGACTGCACGGACGAGGAGCTGATGGAATGAGCGACAAGATCGAAGCCGAGATCCTCGATGTGCTTGGAGAAGAGGTAGCCGCAGCCGTTGACACGCCGCTTGTCGTGATTGAAGGCACAAAGGGCGACCCCGGCGCTCCGGGCAAGGACGGCCACAGCCCGGTGGTAACGGCCACCAAGTCCGGCAAGACAACGACAATCAGCGTGGACGGGGCGGCCATTGCCACGGTCGAGGATGGCGCCGATGGCAAACCGGGGGCTGCTGGCGCGGACGGTGTTACGCCGCACATCGGTGACAATGGCAATTGGTACGTTGGCAGCACCGATACCGGCAAGCCATCGCGTGGAGCAACCGGAGCACCGGGCAAAGACGGCGCAAAAGGCGAACCCGGCGCACCCGGTAAGACACCTGTCAGAGGCACGGACTATTGGACGGCAGCTGATAAGCAGGAGATTGTCAACAGCGTCATAGCCGCCCTGCCTGATGGCACGGAGGTGAGCTACTGAGATGAAAAAGCTCTACGAAGAAACCGCCGTGCAGGACATCGCAGCAGCCATCCGGGAAAAGACCGGCGGTGTGGAGACGTACAAGATCGCGCAGATGGGTAACGCTGTGAGAGGCATTACGACCGGCGACCAAATCGCCCACGCCGACATCCCCCGCTATGTCAAGGCGGAGGCGCTGGCGGTGGCGGAAAAAGTGAAGGCGGTGTTGCAGAATGACAGCATTGTGTTTCTTGCGATCTCCGACTTCCACTACCCGGGCCCACAAGTAGACGGATGGCAGACAAACATCAATGCCGGAGATCTGCACGCTTGCCAAGCACTGAAAGTGCTATCTTATAGTCTGCCGCAAATTGACTTTGCCTGTATGCTTGGCGATGTGACATTTGGCAACGCCAAAACCACGACCGCGCTGATGCAGCAGCAGTTTGACCAAATCAACGGATGGCTGGGCGAGGCGTGGAAGAATATCCCGCAGTTGCGAACGGTAGGCAATCACGACACGGGCGAATATAGCACGCTCGTCGGGGCGCAGTTTTTGCGGGACAACATCACCAAATATAACGCGGGCGCGGTATATGGCAGCGAAGAATACGGATATTGTTACCGCGATTTTGCGGAGAAGAAACTCCGCGTAATCTGCCTGAACACCTGCGAGGGCGAGACTGTAAGCGGAACTAACGCAGCGTACTGCTGCTCCCCAGAGCAGTTGCTATGGTTCGCCCAGACACTTCACGCCGTCGGCAGCAAGGCAGATGCGGCTCAATGGGGAATTATAGTTCTCGGACACTACCCACTAGACTTAGGCGGCGCATATCCGACAGGGAACATTGTCAAAGCTTATGTCGCTGGGGAAAGCACCACGCAGAACGGCGTGACGGTGAATTTCAGCGGGCACAACGCAGCGAAATTTATTGCGAACGTCCACGGACATAATCACTGCTACCAGTATGGTAAGCTGCACAGCATAGTCGGTGGGAAGGCCACGGAATTTGATGCTTGGCGTATGTGTACGCCGAACGCTTGCTTTTATCGCAACAACTCTGGCGTAGTCACCATGTACGGTATATCATTCGGAGACCCCGCCCCATATGACAAGACGGCGGGGACGGGCAAAGACACTGCTTTCAATGTAAATGTTATCAATCCATCCGAACAAGTCTTATACTCTTTCGGCTATGGCGCTGGCATAGACCGCACAATCGGCTATGCAGCCACTGTATACCACAGCATAACCAATGCTTTGACCAACGTCATCAACGGCAACAGCGCGGTAGCGGCAGAGGACGGCACTGCATACAGCGCCACTATCACGGCGGCAGACGGGTACACCGTGAGCAGTGTCACCGTCACAATGGGCGGTGCGGATATCACGGCCACGGCTTACAACGCAGACACTGGAGTCATCAGCATAACGGCGGTTACGGGCAATGTCGTAATTACTGCAAAGGCTACAAAGGTTGTGTCGTATCACAATCTCGTGCCCAAGGCAGTGGATAATTCCGGGGCGTCTGCTCCGTATACGGACGGCAAAATGCTTAGCTCTAGTGGCGTGGTTTCTGATAATCCCAGCTTCACTACCACAGGCTTTATACCGTTCGACGGCGGTGCAAGTCATACATACCGTATCGGTGGCGATGGAATCAAATGGAACGAATACGGCTCTCGCATTGCATGGTACAAGGCTGATTTCTCGCTAAAAGGTAGTGTGCTCAAATACGACCAGCTTGGGAAAAGCATGTATTACCCCACTAAAGTGGACGACCCCAACGCGGCAGTGGCGTTCAGCACGGATATCAATGTTTCGCCCCCGCAGGGCGCGGCTTACTTCCGCGTGTCGGCCAAAGGCAAGGGAGGAAACCTCATTGTAACAATAGACGAGCCGATTGAATAAGGAGGCGACGGAATATGGAATTTATTTCTTGCAATACGGCCAATTACAGCGCCGGACGTACGCAGCCAGTGCGGTACATTGTGATGCACTACACGGCAAACAACGGCGACACCGCGCGCAACAACTGCGATTACTACCACCGCGTGGGCGGCCTGCAGGCCAGCGCACACTATTTTTGCGACGAGTATGGCGCGATGCAGTCCGTGCGCGAGGGCGACACGGCGTGGCACTGCGGCGCGCGGGCGTACTGGCACCCCGAGTGCCGCAATGCCAACAGCATCGGCATCGAGATGTGCAGCCGCAAGCGCGCCGACGGCAGCTACTACATCAAGCCGGAGACCGTGGCCAACGCCGCGGCGCTTGCGCGGGAGATCATGCAGCGCTATGGCATCGACACCGACCACGTGCTGCGGCACTACGACGTGACGGGCAAACGCTGCCCCATGCCGTGGGTGGATGACCCGACGCAGTGGACGGCATTTAAGGCAATGCTGACAACCAATACAGACGAGGAGGACGAGGATATGACACGGTATAACACGATCGACGAGGTGCCCGATTGGGCGCAGGACACGGTACGCGCGCTGATGGATGCGGGCGCTCTAAAGGGTGACGAGCACGGATGCATTGACCTGTCGCGGGACATGATCCGGGGGCTGATGATCGGCACGAGGTACGCAGAGGCAAGCAATCCCCGGTACGAGACGATCGACGATGTGCCCGGCTGGGCGCGCGAGGAGACACAGCGGCTGATCGACCGCGGCGCGCTTCGCGGTGTCGGCGGGGGCGACCTGAACGGCAGCGCGGACGCGCTGCGGTCTATGATTGTCTGTCAGCGGATGATCGACGAAAACAAGTGATGGAGGGGTAGTACATATGATGAACATTAACTGGAAAGTACGTATTCGCAACAAGAACTTCTGGCTGGCGCTGATCCCGGCGCTGCTGCTGTTGGTGCAGGTGGTGGCCGCCCCGTTCGGCTACAAGTGGGATTTCGGTGTTCTGAATCAGCAGCTTGCAGCAATCATCAACGCAGTGTTCGCGCTGCTGTCCATCCTTGGCGTGGTGAACGACCCGACGACCGCGGGTGTCGGCGACAGCGTGCGGGCTATGAGCTATGAAGAGCCGAGAAAAGAGGGCTGACGATGGCAGTTTCGCTTGCGAATATCATTTCGGCGGCAGCGTTTGTGCTGACGCTGATCGGCGCGTGCTGGCGGATGAGCACCATCATCCAGCGAAACACTGACGCGGTCGTGGCGCTGACGGCGCGCATTGACCGCATGGACGCCGGGAACGCCAAGGAGCACAACGAGATGTGGGACAAGATCGAGCGCAGCGAGGACACGCTCAACGACCACGAGGCGCGGCTGCAACTGCTGGAACATAAATAAGAATCAACACGGGGACGCTGCCGGGCGCGGCGGTGTCCCCTCTCCCCTATCAAGTGACGAGGTGACACGATGGCATACAACGACGCAATCATTAACAGCGCCGACAAGCAGAAAATTGCCGCGCTCAGTGAGCAGTGGAAGGCTGCACATCAGGCCGGAAATCAGGGCGGAATGAACGAGGCGCACGAACAGGCAGAGCTTATCCGCAAGAAGTACGGCTACAGCGGTGGCGCGGACGGCAGCGGCTTCAAGATCGTTGGAAACAACACCGTCCTGCCGGAAGCAAAAGACCAGAGCGAGAGCATCAACAAGATCTACGATGCGCAGCAGAAGGCAAAGACCGACGCGCTGAAAGCGGCCTACGACCAGAACATGGCGGACTATGACGCACAGGCCGCGAAGATCCCGCAGACATACAACGAGGCGCGGCGGCAGGTATCGACGCAGGCGGACATTTCCCGCGCGAACCTGAACGAACAGTTGGCGGGCAGCGGCATCAATACCGGTGCTGGCAGTCAGCTCGCACTCTCGCAGCAGAACAGCCGCAATGCCGCTATGGGCAAAGTGTCCACGGCGGAGGCGGACGCACTGTCCGATCTGGAGGCGCAGCGGCAGAAGGTAAAGACGGCGTATCAGAACGCGGTCGCACAGGCGATCAGCGAGAACGACGCGGCGCGCGCGAAGGCGCTCTATACCGAGGCGCAGCGTGTGGATAACTCCATCGTCAACACGGCGGTCAAGCAGCTTAGCGTGGACACGACGCTCGCGGAAAACGATCGCAGCCGCCTCGAACAGCAGGCCGCAACGCTCGCCAAGTACGGCGATTTCAGCGGTTATTCGGCGCTCGGCTATTCGCAGGATCAGATCGACGCGATGCAGAAAGTGTGGGGTGCGCAGAACCCGAAACTCTACTACGAGCGCACAGGCGCATATCCTGCGAGCTACACGGCATCAAACGGCAGGACGGGCGGTGGCGGCGGCGGTGGCGGCGGCGGCGATGACGCAATCCCGCAGGTGAAGAACCCGACGAAAAACAACGCAAAGGATCTTTTAAGCATTCACGAAAATAGTCACATCACGAATGTGAACGGCCCCGGATGGACATTGGTGCGCGGTTACGGTCGTGTGACGCCGAGCGAGCTGGAAGCGCTTGTGAACGCTGGGAAGGTGAAAGAGGTCGACAACGGAAACGGCACCTATACTTATAGAACGGTCGGCCACGGAAAGGTATCTTGACAATGGCATCTGACTTTCTGAAACAGTACGCAAAGAGCAGCCGGGAGAAAATTGACAGAGAGTATGGCAAGAAGGCTTACGGCGGTTCAAAATACAAAATGGATAAGGTGTGGGGTCAGACGGCGACGCAAGACACTGCTGCCAAGCAGAAACCTGTCACCAAACCGGTCTCTGAACCTGTGCCGCCGAAGAAGAAAGAGAACATCAGCTTTTGGGAGAAGCTGCTTAACGCTTTCGGCGACGCCGGTTACAGCGCGGACACGACAACGCCGCTTGCCCTGACGAATCAGGCAATCTCGGATGATTACCGCAAGAGCAATATGCAGGAGAGCAAGACGGCGGAAGCGGGCGGAAACATCGCAAAGTCTGCCTACGAGGGTGCGAAGAGCGCCTACGAAAACGCGGCCGGAACGTTTCTCAACAAGCGCAGCGGAACGCAGATCATGGGCGTGACCGTCGCGGACAACGCCGTGCCTCAGGAGGACAAGGACAAGGCGGAGGCCGCGCGGAAGCGCAACCAGGAAAGCATCTACGCTAAGGCAGACAAAGCGGCGGCAGCGGCGGCAGAAGCATCCGAAAAGGCGAAAGATAACCTCGGCGGCAGCAAAGCCGCGGGCGCGTTTGTGGACATTGCAAGCGGCGGACTGCAGCTCGGTGCGGACATGGCGCTCAACGCGCTGCTCCCCGGCGCGGGTCTGGCAAACATGGGTCTGCGCTCCTACGGCAGCGGGTCGCGTGAGGCACGTCTTGACGGCGCGAGCGAGGGCGAACAGGTGGCATACGGCGCTGCGGCCGCTGCTGTTGACGTTCTGACGGAGAAGATCTTCGACGTGGGTAAGCTGTTCGGCGGCGGCGCTGCTGACGACGTGGCGGAAAAGCTTGTCGGAAAGCTGGCAAAAACGGATGCCGGACGCAGTGTTGTGCGCGCGCTGACAAACGCCGTCGGCGAGGGTGCCGAGGAAGCCGTGGCCGACATCCTGAACCCGGCGATTCGCGCGATCTACGACAGCGGCAAATCCGCCGCGAACAGCTACACGACCGCAGAGGGGCGCAAGGAGCTGCTTGCGCAGTCTGCGTATGACGCGATGATCGGCGCGGCGCTGTCCACATTCGGGACGGCGGCTGGCATCGCCAAGGGCGTAGACGCGCAGAAAAATGCCGCTCTGCGCGCCGGAGAACCGGCCGCAAGCGTGACCGCAAGCGCGAACACGGAAGCGAGCGCGAAACCAGCAGAGGCGGAAAATATCGCCGCAGAAGCGCAGGCAGAGGCCACACCGGCCGAGACCGCGCAGGGCGAAGGCAATCAGGCGACTGTGCGCGCGCTGTTGAAAAAGGGCATTATCTCGAACAGCGAGGCGAACCGCGTGCTCTCTGACGCTGGGCTGCGCACGGAGTTTGAACGCCAGACCGGCGAAACGCTGGCCGGAACGAAGGCAGACCAGCGAGCGCAGATCAAGCGCGTGGCGCTGACGCAGAACATCACCGGGGAGACCGCGAAGAGCGAAGAACAGTCACAAAAAACGGGTGAAATTGTGAATGAAAGCGCTGGAAACGCGGTTGAGTCACAAAACAGTGACAATTTTGCAGACGTGCAGCAGCAGGAAGCGGAGATGGATGCCGGGCAGCGCGGCACGCTTCCAGAAGGGCAGGGCGCAAAATCCGCGGAGTTTGGCTATGACGAGGCAAAGACGCAGGCGCGCTCGACCGACGGTGTGCTCACCGATGACGAGCGTGCGATGGAAGGGCTGAGGCCGGAAGACCGGACGCACAAAGTCAACCATGACGAAGAGGTAAACGCGAAGGCACAGGAGCGCTTTGAATCGGACTACGAGGGTGAAAAGGCAGACCTGTTCGGTGAAAAGCAGGACTGGGACGATGCCGACACGGTGCTTGCACACAAGATCATCGTCAAAGAAGTGGCCAAGGCGCGCGAGAGCGGTAGCAAAGATGCATACGCCGAAGTGGCAAAGCTCATGAAAGAATGGGACGCGCACGGCACGGAAGCCGGCCAGGCACTGCGGCAGCGGCGGCAGCTCGCGGCTGACCCGGCGCTAATGGAAGCGGACGCGATCCAACTGCTGAACGACAGCGAGCGCACGCGCAAAATGTCAGACGAGCAGCGCAAGAAGATTCTCGATAGCGTGAGCCAGAACGCAGAGAAGCTGCACAGCATCGAAAAAGGCGATGTGGACGGCGTGGTTGACCTCATCAAAAGCATGAGTACGGAGCGGCGCACAAACGGTCTGTGGTCGAACAAGATGGGCAGAACAATGGAAAAGGCGCTTGAGCAGGCAAAGAAGCTGCCGGGCGGCGAAGCGTTTCTGCGTGACGTTGCCGCAAGCCAGGTGCGCGGCATTGCGTATGACTACGCGAAACCGTCCACGCTCGAACAGATCAAAGCCTATCGTTATCTGTCCATGCTCTCAAAACCGGCGACGCCTGGCAGAAACCTTACCGGCAATATGGTGTATGACCCGGTAGAGGCCGTGTCAAACAACATCGGCGTCGGGCTGGACATGCTGCTGTCGAAATATACCGGCACACGCTCCGTAGCTGTGGACAAGAGCTATTTCTCCAAGGCAAAACGAAAAGGTATGGGCGAGGCAACGCTCAAGTCGTACATCGAAACCGGCCTTGACGCAAGCGTTTCCAATGCACAGGGCAAATATGAAACCGGCGGCAGCAGGTCGTTCAAGATGACCGGGAACTTTCTGGAACGGTTTCTCTCCACGTGGGAGAAATACAGCAACTATGCCATGGTCACGTCTGACCAGATGCAAAAAGGCGGCATTCAGGCGGAAGCGCAGCGCGGGATTGACGCGCTGGAAGCCAAGGGCAAGGTGGCAAAAGGCGCGCTTGACGGCCGCGCGGAGGAAACCGCAAGGGAACGCACATTCCAGAACGAGGGCAAGCTGTCCGGTGTCATGGGCGGAATGCGCAATGCGCTGAACAAGCTCAGCATCAAGGACAAGCAGGGCGGCAGCATCGGTCTCGGCGACATTATGCTCCCGTTCACGAACGTGCCCGGCAACATTGCGAGCGCAGCGATTCAATACTCCCCTGCTGGATTTATAAAAGCCGGTGCGGAGGTCGTCAAAGTCTTAAACAAGGCGAAGGCCGGGACGCTGACCGCATCCGAACAGGCGAAGGCTGTGACGGATTTCGGCCGCGCGTTTAACGGCACGATGGGAATCGCGCTCTTTGCGGTGCTGGCCGGGGCTGGCGTGATGAACGTCGCCGGGGACGACGACGAGGACAAGGAAGCGCTCGAAAAGTCTGAGGGCGTGAGCGGCACGCAGCTCAACCTTAGTGCACTCAACCGGTGGATTACCGGAGAGAGCACGGAGTGGCGCGACGGTGACGACCTGGTATCCATCGGCTTCCTCGACCCGATCAACGCGCAGATGACCTATGGCGCGCTGCTGGCAGACTGCTACAAGGACGAGGGCCTGACGTTTGCAAACGTTGCGGGCGGCAATCTGGAATCTGCTTTTCAGAGCGTGATGGATCTGCCCGCTATGTCACAGTTTCAGGAGATTGCGAACGGCTATAAGGCAGATACCACGGGCGGGAAGGTAGCGGAAGCCGCCCTGCGCTACGGTGCTTCTCAGGCAACAAGCTTTGTGCCAAACGTCGTGTCCGGCGTGGCGCAGGGGGTTGACGGGACGGTGCGTGACACCTACAACGGCGACACCGTGTGGGAAAACAGCCTGAACGCGATGAAGAGCAAGATTCCGGGGCTTCGGGAAACGCTTCCGGCTGCGCTGGACAACTGGGGCCAGGAGAAGAAATACACCGGAACGGCAGCAGAAAACTTCCTGAACGCGACACTGAATCCCGGCAGTGTGACGAAGTACCGGACGAGCGCCGTGAACCAAGAGCTGTACCGGCTCGGTGAAAACATCGACATAAAATATCCTGAGAAGAAAGCACCAAACAGCGGAAACAGAGACGGCGAAAAAGTGCCGCTGGATCAGGGCGAGAGGCGACAGTACCAGATGGCATACGGCCAGACGGCCTATGACAACATCCAGAAAGTCATTCGGAGTTCTGTTTACAAGCAGTCGAGCGACGCGGAGAAAGCGGCAGCGATTCAAAACCTTCTGGAAGTCGCAACGGCGGCAGGCAAGAAGAAAGCGAAGCTCGACGGAAGCGACACCCCGTCGTGGACGACGAAAAGCGACGGCAGCGTGGCAGACAATGCCGTATACCGCGCCAAGCTCGGCACCGCAAAAGACACACTGCCAGCCAATGCGCGAGGCCGCAACGGCGACGTGATGCAGGCAATCATCAAGACGGTCGTCGGCAAACGCGGCGGCAGTGACCAGCTTGCGCTCAATGTCATGGCGCAGCAGCTCGAAGAGGGCACACAGGCAAAGGTGGAGACCGCATACAACGGCGGATACGAGCTGAAGCAGATCGTGGACTTTTATCAGGCAAAGTACGCGAAGAAGCCGGGAACCAGCCAGCGGAAGTACAAGAAAGAAGATCTGTATGCGTGGGCGATGCAAAACGGCTATACCGCGAAGCAGTTCAACCAGCTCTGGAAGCTCTTCCCGTGACAAACACCCAACAAGAAAGCAGCACGCAGGATATGCGTGCTGCTTTTGCTTTCCGTGTTTCGTTTACGATCCGGTATGCTCATACTCCGCGATGATGTGCATCGCTTCCGCGAGGCTTGGAGCTTCCATCACCGTGCAGCCGGTCGTGACGATATACCGCCCGTCGAGGCCGCGCGACATGCGCACATTTTTGTTCTCTGTGGACGTGGTCTTGTGCGGCGCTTTTTCTTCTGCGCCTGTTTTTTGCGTCTCTGCGTGGCTTTTATTCCCCGCACTACATTTCACGTCTTTGCGGTCGCGCCCTCTCTCCGTTAAGATTTCCCCCGCACAGGCGGCATACCCGGCGAGGTCGATGAAGTTATCCGCTTTATCGCCTCCGGTTGCGATACGGCCGAGCTTGAACAGTGCCATCATTGCGCCGACGTCGGCTGCGCTGAGCGGCTGATCCATGCCGCGCGCGCAGAGGTAAACGCTCCAGAGCATGGAGATCGTGCGGAAATTGTCCTCCGGCTCACCGTACTGCTGATTTCGGTCGGTGCAGACGCAGCGCTCTGCGG